CCTTTTGACCCTCTATTAATTATGTCATCTTCTAGGTGTTCAAGGTGTGTATTCTTTTCCTTTGTGAAAAAGCCTTTAAAACTAAACATTTGTTCTCCAATTTATCCATTAATATAATATTTCAATAATCCCATTAACAAATCATAATACTATTTATACTATAACCTTTTTTTACCAGTTGCTGGTTTAGAATCATAATCTAACATAATATGGCTAGGATATAAACCACTTTGTTTATTTCTAATATTCATCTGGAAATCATAGTATTGATTTGAAAATTCTAAATCAATTCTTTTACCTCTACCTTGTTTACCGCCATAATATAATATAGCGTCACCTGTTACATTTGAATAAGCATTATTTCTGGATTTAGTTACATTCCAAAAATAAACACTACCATTTTTTTCAGCATGAACCATCCAATAATTTGCTCCTATAGCTGTTTGTAATAATTTTTTTAGTGTGGTTTTATCTAACTTTACTTTAAATTCATGTGGGTCAACTTGTTTAGTACCACTACCATAATCATTAAAAACTTTACAGAATTTAGCATTGTCAACACCAAAAGCTTTTAATATTTGTTTACCACTTTTAATACTTACCTTACCATCTTTCATATCCATCTCTGTAAAATGTTCTTTTGCAACACCTGAATTTATAAATGTTAAAGTATCTCCGTATTTTAGTGAGAGAAAAGACTTTTGACCATTCTTGTGTGTTAGTGTAATGTCTGTTAATTTTTCGCCGTGCGCTTCAGGTTGAGCTGGTTCAATAATTGGGTTATTACCTTGTAATACGATTGGTCTTGATGTGTTTTTACCACCCTCATGTTTTACCTTAATCACAGGAGAGTTCATTGCTTTACTAGTTTGTTCAATTACTTTTTCAGCCTCTTTTGCAAATTTACCTTTACAACATCTGCCGGTAACACACTCAACTAATCTATTATGGAAATCTTTTTCAAATACATTACCTAGATTTATTTTTTTACCACCAGATGGTTGACCACCAAATTCTTCACTTTTCTCAACCTCAGTTATTTTTATTCTTATTGTAGAGTTTTTACCGGATAGTTTACCCTCTAAAAATAATGGTGTTCTAGTGCCACCTAAAGCTAATATTTTATTATATAAACTTTTTTCATATTTTTGTTTTTTTGAATCTATGACAATTAATTGAGCATTAAATAGCCCTTTATCGGTCATAAAATTATTCATTTGACCTTTTTTCTTATAAACTTTATTAACTAAAAGTTCAGAGCGATACTCTTTACCTTTTTTAGTTATTTCCGGTACGCTTAAATTTGCCATGTTTACTCCTTACACTATTTAGGAGCTTTTGGCAAGTTCTCTTTCACCTTTAATACATAAAAAGTCTGGTATTCCACCATTTTCTAACCAAACTCTATGTTTATTTTGAAATCTTACTAAGTGAGCAGCGTCTTCTTCAAAAAAGAATTCTGATATTACTTTACCTTTTGGTTTTTCTATTACTTGCCATATAATTTTGCGACCTCTTTTCACCATTTTTTTCATATAGTGGAGGTCTTTATCAGTTTTTGGCGGTTTCTTATCGCCTTTATGAAATCTAACTTTTTGTTTTTTAGGCATTATTAGGTATTAAGTTCATGTCCCAAGATATTATTCTTTTCTTTTTTGTTGATTTATTTGGTGGACTAAAGTGTGTAACAAATTGTGGTACAATAACTATTTGACCCTCTACTACTTTAATAGGGTGATAAATTGATGTATCGTTTTGAATATCATTCCATGGTTGAATGTAACTGGTTACTGGTGAATCTTTAGGTAAATCTAAGTATAAAATACCTGCCCAACCTAATGAACCATGATTATGTGGTGAATGATATTCACCTTTTGAATAACTTACAGACCAAATATCTTGTATAGCCACACCACTTTTTACCTTTTGAGTTAGTAAATTTAATTCTTCAGAAATAATTTTACTGAAACCTTGTGCTAGGCCATCTCTATTTGATTGTCTGTTCGTAGAGAATGGTTGAATACCTGTTTTCTTTTCAGGATAAGATTTTAACAAATTAGTTAATTGTTTTTTCTTTGTCTTAAAATTTAAAGTAGGTATTGTATAGTAGGGTATGTTAAATAATGTTTCTTGTATCATTGTTCAGTTTCTCCTGGTTCCCAACCTGCCAATATTTTTTTAACAGTTGTAAAGTCTTCCTCTACGGTCCATACATTTTCTTTAGACCATATAGTTGTATGTTTACCTTCGTCTGCCTTTAATACATCTTCATAAAAACAAGATATTCTATCCATGTCAATAGCTATTTTCTTGCCTTCAAAAGGTGCTGAAGCATTGGTAAATGTTTTAAAGTTTGCCATTGTTTCTCCTATAATTTAAAATCAGAAAATTTATCATATGCTTGTTCAGGCGTAGGATAGTTTTCTTCTTGTTTAGTTTGATTAGCGTCAACAATATTTTGAGCATTATTTTCTACATCATATAATCTCATTTTAGACCTGTCAACACCTATGATAAATGCCCTATTCATTGCTGGGTCATTATATCTATTTTTTAACTGTTTAACTTTCATTTGACCTAATGCTTCTAATTCTTCATTAGACATTAAGGCAAACATAAAGTCAGCAGTTGCTGGTAGACCAAAACTTTCAGATGTATCTTCTAAACCAATATCAGTTGATACATAGCCAGTTCTAGTTGTTTGCGTAGCACTAAAGATAGGCATATTAAATTCAACTGCTAAACCTCTAAGTTCTTCAGCGATTGCTTTAATATAAAAATAAGATGATATATTACCACCTTTAAATCTAGCACTAGCACAAATATTTAAATAATCTACAAACACAACATCTGGTTTAAAAGACTTCTTTAATGCTAACTCATTTAGTAATGCCCTAAAATGACCACTATGAGCAGAGGCAGTTGGATATTCTTTTATAATTAATTTACCACCAGTTTTGGCTTGTAGTTTAGAAACTTTATTATCATATAATTGTTTTGGCATATCGTGTAGGTCATCAATAGTAACATCAAATAAGTTTGCGTCTATTCTTTCAGCAATTCTTTCTTCAGCCATTTCTAAAGTAATGTATAGTACATTTAAACCTTGTGTTAAAAAGTTAGAAGCTGCATGACACATAAACAAGGACTTACCTACACCTGTACCTGCAAGAGCAATATTTAAAGTCTTACTTGGCACACCGCCTTTTGTAATTCTATTAAAGTAATCTAAATCAAACTTATATCTTTTTTCTTTTGTATGATAATATTCAAACCTATTTTCTGCGTCTTCTATATAATCGTGACCTATATGATTATCAAAACTTACTGCTAATGCGTCTGACAATATACTTGGTATTGCCTCTGGTGTTCTCTTAGTATCTTTCTTATCTAATATCTTAATACCACTTAATACTGCATTATGAACAGCACGGTCTTTACACCATTTTTCAGTTGTATCTAATAACCATTGTAAATCAACTTCTTCATTGTTTGCACTAGAAACAAGTTGTTTTATATTTTTAACTTGTTCATCATTTATATCTTTTCTATTATTAAGTTCAATTAATATAGTATCTTTTGTAGGTAGATTTTTATAAGTATCTACAAATTTAAATATTTCTGTAAATAATATTCTCTCATCAGCATTATTAAAATATTCTGGTTGTATAAAAGGCAAAGCCTTTCTTGTAAAATCTTCGTTAAAAAAGAGATTACTTATGATTGTTGTTTCTATTCTATCACTCAATAATTGCTGTGCCATCTTTTATCTGCTTGTCCATTAGTTCAATTAATATATCGCCAATATAATTTACAAAGTCTTTTTCATCTCCTAAATCTATCTTATTAGGATTTTTTATAATATCATAATCAAATATCATTGGCAAGGTACCATCAGCATTTTCTTCTTTACCAAATGCAACTTTGCCATACTTGTAAATAATACCATCATACTTTTCAGATGTTAACTTTATGCAAGTAAAGTCATCACCCTCTTTTTGTACAAAGGTATATTTTTTATTCGTCTTGTCCGTAGGTGAATTTTTGTTTGGTGTATTCATCAATCTTTTCTAATACTTCCTTTGTAAAATATTTTTCAGGCTCTGTATTAATAGACTTACCAAAAACTTTTGTGCCGTCTGGCATTTCATATCTTGTAGATACTTTCTTAAAGACACCAGCTTCTTCGCCTAGTTCTAAAAGACCATAGTATCGGTCAAGACCTGTTTTATAAGTTAATCGTACATCTATTTGAGCATTCTCTTTTGTTATTCTTGATTTATAATTTTTACAATGTATAATATTACCAACTACCTCTGTACCGTCTTTTTCTTTTCTTTTACCTAGATAGATGATTGATGAAGCGGCATATTTTAGACCTGAGCCGCCACCCATTTCTTTTTGTGGGAACATAGAACCAATCACATCATAAGTATGATTGGTCATAATCATAGGAACATTTGCTTGACCTAGTTTTAAAGTCAAAACTCTGAAAGTAGATTTAACAATTTGTGACCTTGTCATATCTCTTGTTTCTTTACCAGCAGCCGTATCTTCCATTTCTTTTGTAGTAGATAACATACCTAAACTATCTTTT